AAAGAGGCGCTAATGACGTTAGAGCCAAAGTTGCCAGAGGCATCCCGAAGGACTATTGTGCTTGCACTGTTAGCTGTATTCCCAGTAGTGCGGGCATTTGATATTGTCCCGCTAGTAATGTTTGATGCATTAATGTCGGTTAAACCAGAAGCATTAGCAGTTATATTGGTGAAGTTACCATTGGTCGCATTAACGGTTGTAAAGGTTCCTACGTTGGCATTAAACGAGCCATTAGCGTCACGCAATACGATGGTGTTAGCTCCATTTGATGCGCTTGCTGTGGTGCGGTCGTTGCTTAAAGTACCGACAGTAATATTAGATACGTTAATTGCTGAATTAGACGCAGAAGTTAACTGTCCCTGCGCATTGACTTCAATAACAGATACATTAGCGGAATCGCCATAAAGACCAGAAACAACCGTTGTATTAGCAATGCTAAATGTCAGGTTAGAAAGGTTGAGGCCTGTGCCAGCAGAATAAATTTGAGCAGAGCTAATCTGAGCAAAAGTAATATTGGTTGAGCCAAATGTAATTGTGCCTTGGGTATTACATGTATACGTCCGACCAGCGCCTGTATCACCGTCTTGAACAAAGAAAGTTGAACCTTCACTTAATTGGGTTGAACTAGCCAAACCAAATGTATCAGTGTCAGTAGAACGAGTTAAAACCCACTGTGCAGAAGCATTACCTGGATTAGTAACTGTATAAACACCATTTTGTACCGCATTAGCTTGTGCATAAACCAAAATACGGGCTGTGTTAGATACGCTTACACCATCAACAACTAAAGCAGCATTAGCCCCGTTATTAGTTAAGGTTGCGCCTACACCATTACCAGCACCATTAGGTTGCACATATACAGCATTTAGAGCTACGTCCTCTTCAACTAAAACAGGCTCGTGAAAATGAGTACCAGAAAGAACTAGACCGTCTACGTACTGTTTGTTTGTAATGTCAGTTGCGTTTGCAGCATTGGTGCTAATTGTTCCAGCCGTTAGCGTTACCGTATTAGCAACAAGATTTGTGGTGTTTACCTGAGTAAACGTAACTGTATTTGCTCCGTTTCCAGAAGTGTTAACAATATTACTAGCATCTGTATAGACCGCTTTCTCAGATGGCTGGGTTACAAAAACATCCTTAACCCCAGCTGAGAAGTTAACTAGCGAACCGCTATTACTAGAAGATAAAACAGTATCTCTGCTTAAAGTGGTTCCGCTGGATGTGTATGTGCCAATACCAACTTCCCATTCCGTACCTGTTTGAGCGGCAATAGTGTAATAGCAAGTATTTCCGTTGCCAATAGCAGCAAAGGATTGGTATCCATCAGCAGCGCCAAGAAGTGTTACTGGGCCAGTACTAACTGTAGTAGTGGTTTCTTTAACACGATCTTTTAAGATCAGAGCCATTTAAGCTCCTTAACTTGCGGTTAAGCGAATAATTGCGTTAGTTGCGTCTGCGGTTGGGAAGTTAACTGCAAAAGTACCATTTGTTGAGGTCTTATCGCCACCAAAAGCTAACACAGCAACAGCCGCATTTGCCAAGTTGGCGTTATAAATCAAAGCACCGTTAGCGGTAATCGTTGCGTTTAACCAAGAGCTATTAGAGAACGAGATAAAAGCCACGTTTCCAGAGTTTGTTGGGGTCACGCTAACAGACAAAGTATTGCCACCAGCAGAATAGTTACCTGTTGAAGGCACTTCATTGCTTGTGGAATATGCAGTTGTATTCTCATTTAAAGTCGCAGAGCTGGTATACAGCGCTAATTTAAACGTGTTTGCGGAAAAGTTTTGCTGACCATTCAAGAGTTGAACCTTGAACGATGTAGCCATTGCTTGGGTAATTGCCATTTTTTGCTCCTAAAAAATTATCTAACAGGCCCAGGTACGGGCAGTCTAAGTTGTCCATCACGGTATGCGCTTCTTCTATCTTTACCATCACCCAGTTCTCTGAGTAACGCTAAGGATTCTTGGTATTTGGCTTCGTAGTAACTAACCATGTCTTGCTCCCCCTTTTGGAAAATTACAGCCTCACGCAACGAACCATACAACAATACAGTTTCAAAATTATCACCTAACCAAGATGTCCCAGCAATAACAATAGACTGTGGGTAATAGTAATAATGTAATTCCACGTTGTAGTTTGCATCAGGGGTAGGGCCAATAATATATGTATATGGCTCAAACTGGGCGTAATAACGAGGAACGCCTTCATCTGTAGGGTTTGGGTACGCCTGCCGAATAAAGTTAACATCCTTGTCGATTAAGAACTCTTGGCTACCATCAGCCAGAATAACCGCCATCGAAAAGGACGCTAAGTAGTCTGGAGGTAACGCAAGGTACTTGTCGCTCTGTGTAAAGTTGCCTACCTGATTCTTACGAATAGCAGGTATTTGAACGGCGTTATAAATCCGCTCCTCACATTGCTGGACAAAAAGCGGAATATTGTCTACAAAAGTCTGTTCATAAGACTCAGAATAGTCAAGAATCGCTTGCGTTAACTGAGCGTAGTTCATTAGCCCATTTTCCCACTAGACATTTTGCCTTTAGTAGCAGCGCCAGTACCACGCATTTGAATCTTGCCGTAACGATTCTCAGGGGGGTAATTGCCCTTACTAATACCGCCAACAGACATATTCATGGTATCCATTACTTTAGCTCCAGGAGTGTAAGCACTGTCTGCCACGATGCTAGTAGCCTTACCATCCATAGTGTGCGGTGGAGCGTAAACTTCAGCAGGTCCTACTTCCTTGCCGCCTTTTTTCATAGAAAATTTAGCCATGATTAACGTCCTCTTCCTGCGTGGCGTTTCTGGTTCATCACCTTAGCAATACCACGACCATATTTTTTCATATCAGCATTGGTTTTACCGCCGCCAGAACGATGTGCTGGACCCTTCTCAATAGCCACTGTTGGGCCTGAGTCACCTAGGTTTTTACCTTCGGTTTTACCAGTTTTAGTAATACCATCTGCGCCTTTTTTATACATTTTTAACTCCTTAAGTTGTCGTTACCGTTACTGTACCAACAATTACTTGTTGTACCAAGTCATTTGGGGTTAATCCTGCATCGGGTCCCCTACTGCCGCCTACAGGGTTCCAACCCCATTGTATTACTCTACTACCCATTTCTGGACTACCAAACCCGTCTGGGCCAATGCCCGTCTGGTTAATCTGCAAGCCGCTTTGCCCTGATACTAAATAACTTACGTCTGGTCTCGGATTCCTAACAGCCTGTGGGTCATTTACTGGGTACAAGCCTAATGACAATTGTGGCTGATCTGGATCCCAACAGCTAGGGCATACCAAAATATTCTTTATTTGTTGCTTAACAACTAATTTTTTAAGCTCCTTTAGTTTATACCGCTGACCGCATCGGTCACATTCGGCAATTGCATATTTGCCACTACTAAATTTACTAGGCATGATTAGCTGTAAAACATATTACGGGGGACAAAACGAACAGGGGCTTTTTCTCGGTCTTCGCTAGACGCCAAGTCCCATTGCTGTTCGTAGTCGGCTTTAAGCATCATTATTCTGTTTGGATCAACTCCAGGCATTTTGCCACTTAACTGATAAGCCAAGCCCGCCACCATGCAAGGTATAAAGCGGAACGGAATGTCCTGAGTTCTAATACCAGTACCTGAGTCTTGTATTCTACGCATTCTGTAATACACAAATGTGTATTGGGTTCCTGGTGGGTTAGGGGTAGGCCAAACGTTAATTGAAGGTAAATTGTTGGTATATACCGCCGTAGCTGTTGTGTGGCTTGCCGCTGTTGTGCCGTTCTGACCCCGCCAAGCGTTTAAGATTTGATTTCCTACGATGTTCTGATAGCCAATAGTCTCATTATCAATATTAATAAAACCCTGAGTAGGTAAATATGTTGCGTTAACTAAAGTAATGGTTGTGTCAGTTGCGGTTATAGCACCATTTAAAGCAGTCTGTGAGACGTTTGCAACGTTACCTGACTGTCGGTTAATCCAAACCTGAATAGGGCGCCCTGTAGCGTTTTTATTAGGAATGGTGATGTATGTAGACTCGCTAATACGACTAATATTGATGTCAATCTGATTATTACCCTGACCATTATTAGTACGCACCACAGTATCCAAGAGGTCAATCGTATCCACTGGAATAGGATAAATAGCCTGACCCGTGTTCATTATGATCTGCCCTTGCTCGACAGTCCACAAATTAATACCTCGATTGGCCCACTCAATAGTAAGCAGATTTAAAGACCGTCTAGCGGTTTTAAAATCATAACCAGATCGAAGCTCTAAACCACAACGCTCAAACGCCTCCTCAATGAGGTCGTTCATGTCTAGGTTAAAAGCTGTGGTACCTGTAGTAGTCATATTTTCCTATACGGTTTTACTTTTGCTTTTATTCCTTTGGGCTGGGGCACGAACTGTTTTCCCTGTGCTTTTCCCGCCCGCTTTGCTCGTGTTGTTGCTGCGTACTCTTGTGGGCTTAACGCTTGTATTGCTTTCTTTGGGAGATACCTCTCGCCCGTCTCGGACGACTTCTTGCCTGACTTGGTCTGCCAGTCTTGGTCTCCCCAAGATTTTAAAGATTGCTGTGATTTTGCTAAACCACCCCCTGCCATCTTCTTCTTTTTGCTGGCGCAATGAGCCTTCTCCGAAAACCCCTTTGGGCTGTCGCAGTTGATCGACTTTTTGCGTTTGTCTGACCATTTCACTTGTACCCGCCGCCTTTTTCTTTATAACGTTTAGCTAGGAGCTGTGCTTTTCTCGCTGACCATTGACCCGCTGCCGTACCATGCGTAGCCGATGCTTTAATACTATTAAATAAAGCCTTACGCATACCAGGTTGCGTATAATTACCAGCTTTATTAACCGTACCACCCTCTTTGTATTGAGCCGTTTTAGCAGCATTTGCAAAATCACTTTTCTTAGGAGCACCTTTAGCACCAGCGCTACGCATCTTCTCGCCTGACCCAGAAGCTATCCTGCGTTTCTTGGCAGCGATATTGGCATAAAGTCCACCACCCGCAAACATCTCCACATCCTCTGGATTGTCCTTGCGTTTGATCGTTTTCTTACCTGGCATCTTAGTAGGCATTATGGCGCCCATACCACGAGAGGGTCTCATGCTCTTGTCCTTCCTCTAATTGCTATGCCATCGGCCCGTTTAGAAGCTGACTTAATAACCCCGCCTTTGGCTTTGTTGTACGGCTTTGCTTTACGTTCCATTAGATCTGTTATAGGACCAAATGTTCCAGAAATGTTTGGTCCAGTCCTTGGTCCAGTATCAGAATAAGCTTTCCCAGTATAAGGAGGTTCAGCCCTAGTCTTTTCAGCCATACTGCTTATTTCAGACCTAGCCTTTTGAGCCTTCTCAGCTTTCTCTAGAATTTCGTCAAACTTTCCAGGACCATGCTTTGGCTTGGCTGGATATTTCTCCTGCCCGTCACCGCCAGTCTTTTTAGAAGGGTCAATAGGCTCTATTGGCATTACGCTCTAGTCTTCCCACGAATAGCGATGCCGTCAGCACGTTTAGACGCGGAAGATACTTTACCGCCAGACTTATATGAAGTTATGCCAGCTTTCTCGCGTAAGCTTTTTGTTAAGTTACCAAATTTAAGGTCACTCAAATTTGCTTTAGATTTTGGATTTTCAATGTCAGATTTTTTATAAGGCTTCAAAATATCTGGACTTTTAAGAGACTCTCTAAATTCTTTAAGTGTGGTTTTTTTGTCCTTTGTTTCAGGCTTTGATTCTTTTGGTGCAGGCGCAGCTTCTACTTTTGGCGTAGCTTTGGGAGCAACAGCCTCTGCTTTAGGAGTAACTTTTGGTGTATAAATTTCAGTGTCATACAACTCACCAGTTTCTGTATTGCGGCGGACCTTTGATTTTTCACCAGTCTCATCGAGCAACTCGCCAGCATCAACTTTAGTATCTACCTTAGCAACTTTTGGCGCATCAGGAGCAGCTTTACGCATACGAGCCAAAATGTATGGGTCAGTACGATCTGCTCCACCTAAAAACTTTAATTGCTCAGGCGTAAAATTTTCATCCGCAGTTCCACCGTCTTGAAATCTTTTCATCTTTTTCATTATTTGCAAGCCTTTCCGCCCATGTTCATTTTAATCATTTTGCCTTTGGTTTTACCCTTAGACTCAATGCCGCCGCCTTTAGCCATGCCGTGCAACTTTTTCTCGTGACCTTTAACGGCTTTAGCAGCAACCTTCTTCATCATTGGCTTGTCTTTGGAAATGTCTGAATGTTTCACGTTACCGCCTTTCTTCATGTAGCCCATTTTGTTGCGTACTTCTGTGGGCAGTTTAGATAATCCTGGATTGCTATCAGAATCAACTTCTTTTAAGCCACCAGCTCTGAATTTACGTCC